CGGGGGGGTCCGCTTCAGCGGCAAGGCGTTTATACGTACTACCGAGGAGAGCCTACATGCCCGCATATGGATCACGTAGGAGAACTACTACGGACCTCAAAACGGTTCCGTATTCGTTCTTCTGGTCGCACGACGGACACACTTATAACAACTGGTTTGAAGGCCCAACTATGTCACAATACGAGAGTATTGTCGACGTAGCCAAGTCTGACCAGCTTGTTAAAACTTACGGTATGCCTACTGTAAGTCCCGTCTATCACGAAAAGTGTAGAGGGGTGTTGACTCCGCTCGAGCCATTCACTGGTGACCATGGTTCTACCATTGTCCCTTTGAATGCCCAACCGTCCTTTGCGATGGACGACGTGAGGTTATGCGTGCCTCCTGTCTCTAACTCCTTGAGAAGCCAACTCTGTCTTGAAGCATTTAATGTCTTCTCGACCGAGTTTCCTGAAAAGATCTCCTTTTCGGAGTTCCTTTTAGGACTAGGAAAGTTGAAGGAATTACTTCCTTCAATATCCGGGGATGTTCTCAAAGATCTAGCTAGTGCGCAGCTTAGCCAATCCTTCGGTTGGGATAACCTTCTGAGGGATTTGCAGCGTCTTTCTACGCTTCTTCATGATGTCCGCTCCAGATTGGAGTGGCTCAAGAAGACTCGTGGAAAGCCGACGCGTCTCGGACATTTCAAACGCAACGTAAATGAGATTAACGTCTCATCTTATGTTGTCGAACGACCTGTCTGGGATCGTGCGTTTCTCACTAGTCTAGAACTCGTCGCCTATCGGGTTGATTTTCGTGCCGGCGCTTGGTTGCGTCAGTACTTAAATCACCTCGACGATGCGATCGGGATGCTTAGAGGACTCATGGGAGCGCTGGGATTGTCCAATCCCGTCAAAGCCGTATGGGTTAATCTCCCATTTAGCTTTGTCGTGGATTGGTTCTTTAACATCTCAGCACATCTCGATAGACTCACGCAGATTAAGCCTGCAGAAGAGTGGATACTGAACTCAGTTACCCATTCTCTGAAGTACTCAGCTGCGATCGACGTCTATCAGTTCAGCGACCACATGGTTGATCCCGATGTACCACGGGGTCAACGCAAGTATCGTGGCCGCCTGTACTATGAGCTCTATGACAGGGTAGTAGGACTTCCGATCAGTATGGATTCTTTGATTCCTACTGATCTAAGCCCGAATCAGTTGGTACTTTTCGCCGCTCTGTTTGGTTCCAGATACGGCTAATCGCCGAACCCTGGGCGGTTTAGATCGACAAAGGAGTTCACTCCCATGCTGACCTCAGACCTTGCACTCGATGGTCGTACCGGTACTGAAACGACATTTGTTCTGCTTCCGCAGAACAATGGCGTTACGACTCGCGTCGACAACACCTCAACGATCTCGGAGCCGAACACGCTGGAAATCCAGCATTCGTCTACGGGACCCGCTGGGGGGTTGACAGACCGTCACCTCGTTCGCCGCACCAAGAAAGTACTTGATGCAGCGGGCGTGACCCGAGTGGCCACCGTGAATTTCACGGTGAATGTACCCAGGACTGCAGCCATCACACAGGATGACGTCCTCGATATGATTGCTCATATTGTTGACCTCATCACTGATGGTGGTTTTAGCGGTTCCGGGTTCGCCGGCACCACAGCTCTGCAGGCGATCCTTCGTGGTGAGTCCTAAAGAAGCTCATCTCGAAGGGTACAACTGAGTTCACACATGTTGTGAGTGACGCTTGGAGTATCTCCACACTTCTATGGAAATACCGAAGAGCCAAGCCCACATGTATGTGGAACTTTGTTCGTCTCTCCTGGAGGATAATCCGTTGTGCGCCTCACCACCGAGGTCCGTCTCCTTGGACATTAGAACGATTGTTAATCGAACTAATGCCGAAGGAATCCAATTCCTCACCAAAGTGCTTCCGCGATTAGCGAAAGCCCTCGAAGAGGGATTGGAGACTTCCAACTTCTCTGTACCCCGTGGCTTCGCACATGCGAAGGGGGTCAGGAGTAGGCCTGCTTTTATGCAGGAGTACTTCAAGTTGGTCTTCGACGATGAGGGTCGGCTCCGAGACGATGCTCACCCGCTTGCTGTTCGTCACATCAGGCAGGTGTTGTATCTCTGCTACAAGCTGGAACTCCCCTATCGCCCTCGAGAAGAGAACGCGGTTATCGCGTCTTTTCTCGAAAACGAAAAGGAAGCTGGCTATTCTGAGACGTCTGAAACGGCTGCATTGACTGCAGCCGCATCCTACGTCCTCAGAACGGTATTCAATGGGTATAATCCCAAAGATATCGGTTGCAGACATGGTCCCGGAGCGGTTGCCACCGGTGAAAGGCTTGATGAGAAGTGGGAATTTTCCCGTCTCTACAATTCTATTCACCAGGTGTACCCCTATTACGACTACTTCATAGTCAGTAAAAGGGGTGAGATTGCCGACCGGAGGTCCTGGTACAAATCTTTGCAGCGCCTCGATAGTGGCACCGCAAAAGTAGTACTTGTACCGAAGGATTCGAGGGGTCCGCGCTTGATTTCTGCTGAACCACTTGAATATATGTGGCTTCAACAGGGGTTGGGCAGAAGTATCATGCATCATCTAGAGTCCTTTTGGATGACTAGAGGGTGCGTGAACTTCACGAACCAGGAGATTAATCAGAAGCTTGCCCTGGAGTCTTCCAAGACAAAGGAGTATGCCACGATTGATCTCAAGGATGCGTCGGACCGCGTGTCCCTCCAGCTTGTTAGGTCGGTTTTTGCTCAATGCAAAGACCTTCTGAAGAGCTTGGAGGCACTTCGGACCACTGGAACTCATCTTCCTAATGGTGAGTTAGTGCCACTTATGAAGTATGCCCCGATGGGAAGTGCTCTGTGCTTCCCAGTCATGGCTACTTGTTTGTGGTCTCTATCAGTGGCTGCAATCTCCCGCGAAAAGCGGATGCAACCCACGTTAGTCGGACGCCGGATATTTGTTTATGGGGATGACTTGATTATCCCCGTTGACTGGTATCCGACGATCCGAGAAGCTCTCACTTCCGTTGGGCTTAGGTTCAACGAAAGAAAGAGTTTCTCCAGGGGCTCTTTTCGCGAATCCTGTGGCGTAGACGCCTTTAATGGTGTTGATGTCACCCCGATTCGCTTGAGAACCCTATGGACCAGGAGACCGTCTGACGCGTCCGCCTATGCATCCTACATTGAAACCGCAAACCATCTTGGTAAGCGGGGATATGCAAGGGCACAGGCCTTCCTTGTCAGGGAAGTTGAGAAGGTCTACGGTCCCGTACCCCACGGGATCGCAACCTCTCCATTCCCCTGCTGGGAAGTCAGCGACTATCATTCGGCCTGCTACTACAACAGGCGTAGAATGAAGAGCCGCTGGAACGGGCGTAGCCAGCGTTTTGAGTTTAGGGTAAACTACCTTTCTTCGAGAAAGGTCCCTACAACTCTTGACAGCTGGCCGCGGTTATTACGAGGGATTACATCCCCCGTAATCTCCGGTGATCCGTCAGTCAACGTCGTACCTAGATCGACGAAAATATCTAGGCGTTGGTCTGGAGTCTAACTCCTAGACTGACTGGAGAGGCATGTCGTGACTGAAAAGTCACGCAGAGGCATGTTAC